GTTCTCAAGGTCGCTGGTTTCCTGGTGATTTGATCCCCTATATCCCCCCGTCGACATCGTCACGCGGGGACCGATGCGGTGATTCGGATTCCGATTCGGAAACGCAACGACGACGGCGTCGACCGACACCGCAGCGATGCCGCGCTGCTGCTGAACGAAAGTAAAAAGGTTCGATGGCCAAGGTCACACCCACACTTCCGGCAATGGACCCACCGACGACGACGGCGACGACGTCCAGGGTTTCCGACATCACGATGGATGTCGACCAGCTGCATGCGGATCCGAACAACCGTCGACGTCACACCGAACGGAACGTGACGATGGTGGCTGATGCCCTGCGGGATGTCGGCGCGGCCCGCTCCATCGTGGTGGACGAAGACGATGTCGTCCTGGCGGGCAACGGTGTCGTCGAAGGGGCCAAGCAAGCCGGACTGACCAAGGTTCGGATCATCGACGCCGACGGCAGCGAAGTGATTGCGGTCCGACGCAGGGGTCTGACGGCCGCGCAGAAACGGGCACTGGCGATCTACGACAACCGGACGGCGGAACTGGCCGAGTGGAATCCGGACCAACTTCGGATGGACGCCGATGCTGGTCTGGACCTGCAGCCCTTCTTCACCGATGCCGAACTGCAGGGCATCATCGGCACGACGGCGAAGTCCGGGCCGGACCCCGACACCGTGCCGGTGCAACGGCCCACCACCATCCAGGTCGGTGACCTGTTCGCACTCGGCCCGCATCGATTGCTGTGTGGGGACTGCACCAAGGCCGACGACGTCGACCGTGTCATGGCCGGGGACCGTGCGGCGTTGTGCTTCACCAGTCCGCCCTACACCGAACAGCGACAGGCCCAGTACGGCGGCATTCCTGAAGACGACTATGTGCGCTGGTTCGGGCTGGTGCAGGCCGCGATGCGGAACGCCGTGGCCGACACCGGCCACTTCGTGATCAACATCAAGCCGCACGCGAGTGCCTTGCAACGCCGGTTGTACGTGTTCGACTTGGTGGTGGCGATGGTGCGCGACTGGTCGTGGTTGTTCGTCGACGAATTCTGCTGGTTGCGGACCGGCATTCCGCAGCAAGTGGTTCATCGATTCAAAAACGCTTTCGAGCCGGTGTACTGGTTCGCGGCGTCGGAACACTATCGATGGTTTCCGGAAGCGGTGAAGCACGCCAGCGATGCGGTGCCGATTGCGTTGGGACCGGGGGCCGGGGACACGAACGCGGCGAAGCGCCAAGGCAAAGGCGGGGGCGCAATCCAGGGCAACACGGTGGCCCCCGGTTTCGCGTATCCGTCGAACGTGCTCGACTTCAAACAGAACGCGGCGGCACTCGGTCATCCGGCCGCCTTTCCGGTGCAGCTGCCGTTGTTTTTTCTCGCGTGCATGTCGATGCCCGACGATGTCGTGCTGGATCCGTTCGGTGGGTCCGGCACGACGATCATCGCGTGCGAACAACTGCAGCGGGCTGGCCGGACGATTGAACTGTCGCCGTCGTACTGCCAGATCATCATCGACCGATGGGAAACCTTCACCGGCAGCAAGGCCGTGCAGCTATGAGAGGTACGAAGCCGCGATCCACCGTCATGCGCATGCTGACGGGGAATCCCAGTGGTCGACCGTTCAACAAGGCCGAACCGGTACATGTACCGCTGGACCTGTCGTGCCCGCCCGAACTGGACGATCCGGTGGCGGCCGCCGAATGGGAACGCGGCATCGTGCCCGCCATCGAACTCGGTCAGATCACGACGGCGGATCGCACACTGGCCATCGCGCACTGTGAACTATGGGCCTGCTGGCGCAGTCAGCTGGCCGATGCCGCGAAGCACGCGCACGTCATCGCGGCCGGGGTGAATAAGTATCCGATGCCGAATCCGGCGCGGGTGATGGCCAACAAAACACTGACGCTGCTGGCCAAGGTCGACGCCGAACTGGGCCTGTCCCCGACGTCCCGCACGCGAGTGCAGGCCACCGGCCGACTGGCCCCCGGTAATCCACTCGATAAATTCCTGTCACGGAGCAGTCGACGTGCCTGACAAGTGATCGACGGCGCGACCCAGTACGCCCGCGACGTCGTGGCCGGTCGCATCGTGGCCGGTCGGAAGGTTCGGATGGCGTGTGCCCGCCACCTGTCCGACCTGCAGCATCGGCGTGAACGGGGTCTGGTCTGGAAGCCTGCCGAAGTGCAGCGCGTCGTCGACTTCTTCGCGGAAATTTTGTGCCTGCCGGAAGACACCGCATCAGACGAAACCGTGTCATCGACGACGAAGACGCCGTCGGCGGGCACGCCGTTTCTGCTGCAGCCGTTCCAGGTGTTCATCGTCGGCAGTCTCATGGGGTGGTACACCCGACAAGGCTATCGACGGTTCCGTGACGGTTACCTGGAAGTGGCCAAGGGCAACGGGAAGACGCCACTAGGCGCGGGCCTGATGTTGTACATGCTGGTGGCCGACGGGGAACGCGGGGCGCAAGTCTACTTCGCGGCCGTCACCCGTGAACAGGCGCGACTGGCGTTTGCCGATGCTGAAAAGATGGTGCAGTCATCGCCGCACCTGCACGCCCTGATTTTTCAGACCGTCAACAATCTGGCCGTGATGCAGACCGGATCGTATCTCCGGGCCATTTCATCGGAGAAACGCGGGCTGGACGGCAAGCGGGTGCACGGTGCCCTGATTGACGAACTGCACGAACACGCCACCCCGGTCGTCGTCACGAAGATGCGACGGGGCACCAAGGGGCGACGGAATGCGCTGGTGTTGCGCACGACGAATTCCGGATTCGACCGGACATCGGTGTGCTGGCAGCAACATCAGTACTCGGTGCAGGTACTGGAAGGCACCGTCCGCGACGATGCGTGGTTCGCGTACATCAGCGGACTGGATCCGTGCGATGCCTGCCGACGGGCGGGCCGCGACTTTCCGACCGACGACTGCGAATATTGCGACAGCTGGAAGGTCGAAGGCCCGCACTGGATGAAAGCCAATCCGAATCTTGGTGTGTCGGTGTCCTGGCAGTACCTTCGTGAACTGGTCCGGCAGGGTCACGGCATGCCCGCAGCGGTGTCCGATCTGCTTCGATTCAATTTCTGTGTGTGGACGCAACAACAGCTGCGGTTCCTGGACATGGGCCAATGGCACGCCTGTCCGACCGTCGACGATGCCGACCTGGACGCCACCGTCGTCTATGGCGGGCTGGACTTGGGGCAGTCCGACGATCTGTGTGCCTTCGTGTTGTTGTTCATCCTGGCCGACGGCCGGATGGCGGTGCGCTCTCGGTTCTGGTTGCCGTCGGCGGCACTGGCCCGCTATCCGGATCGGCCGTACGACGTTTGGCGACGGTACGGCCACCTGACCGTCACCGACGGCAACATCACCGACTACAACATCGTCGAAGACGCCGTCGGGCAGGACTGCATCGACTACGGGGTGGCCGAGTGTGCCTTTGATAAACGATTCGCTAATCAGATGGCGCAAAATCTGATGGGCCGGGGCATCACGATGGTGGACATGCCGCAAGGATTCTTCCTGAATGAAGCCCTGCGGAAGTTGTCCGACGTCGTGGCCAAGGCGGAACTTGCGCACGGCCACAATCCGATCCTGACCGTGATGGCCGCGAACGCCGTCGTGCGGCACGGTCGAAATAAAACCATTCGACTCGACAAGGACACGGCCGCCGAGAAGATCGACGGCATCGCGGCGCTGGCCATGGCCATCGGGCGGGCCATTGCGGTGCCCCCGGAACTGCCTGCCGAAGATCCGGATCTGGTCATTGCGTGAAAGGACGGAAGACGATGCCGGATGAACGTCGACCCGTCGGCCGACCGCGCATCGACACCGGCGACACCACCACGCGCACGTCGGTGGTCCTGCCGACACGCGAGTACGACCGGTTGTGTAAGCAAGCACTCCGCGACGGCATCAGCGTATCGGAAGCGATCCGCCGACAACTACAGGACGACGACGCCGACGACGATTGACGATGGACCGCTACACACTCGGCACCGAATTCGAAGGGCAGGTCATCGAACGACTACGCCGATCCGGTTGGTGTGCGGTGCCGTTCGGTCAGGGCATGCTGCCGCCCGATTGTCGACAGGCGTTGACGCACTACGAAAGTGGGGCGCGGCTGCCGTCCTTGCTTCGGTGGTTGCCGGACATCATCGCGTATCGCAACCACGGCCGCCCGTTCGTAGCCGTGATCGACGTGAAGGTGTGCCATCCGAATCGGGCCATCGAAACGTCGGCGCTGGAAGTCATGGAACTGATGGTGAATCAGTTTTTCACCCCGGCCTTCTTCGTCTTCGATGATTGGCTGGCGCTGACCCCGCGAGAAGTCCGGCAGCGGGCGCGTCCTGGTCTGGTGCCCGATCCGGACCAAGGCAGTGGCACGCCGTACGTCCTGGTCGACAAACAGCACGGCCATCCGTTCGACGACTTTTTTCCACCCTGCCGGTAATTTCATATGTATAAATTCGCGCTCCGCTAAATCTGCCGCACACTAGCCGGTGTTGTTCGACTGGCTTGGTCCCCCGGCGCTTCTTCATTCCGTCGTCGTCAACTTGATCGCGGAACCTGACACGGCCATCAGCGGCGTGCTGTGGCGGGCACGGGGTCCGTGGTTGGTGTTGCGGAAGGCATCCGTGCTGAAACCGAACCTGGAACCGATGCCGGTCGATGGTGACGTGCTGGTGCATCGCGCCAACGTGTCTTTCATTCAACAGCTGCCGTAGATGGCCATCGTCCAGTCGTCCGGCAGCCTGCAGTCGTTCGGGGGCACCAGTGCCGTGCCCCCCTTGAACGGCAGCGGCAGCGACCTGCTAATCCGCGATGCCGGTCTGTTGACGATGTCGCCGTACACGTACGCGATGTTGTATCGCACGCAGCCGAACGTGCGGACCGTCGTCGACTTCCTGGCGCGGAACCTTGGACAGATCGGCCTGCACGCCTATCGGCGCATTTCCGACATCGACCGTGTCCGGTTGTTCGATCACCAAATCATCCAGTGGCTTGACAAGCCGACATCGGCCACCTGCCGCTATCGTTTGATCGAATCGACGATCCAGGACTTGGGGATCTACTTCCGCGCCTACTGGTGGAAGATTCGGCAGAACGGCCAGATCGGTTTGCTTCGATTGCCCCCGCACACGGTCACGGTGCGCGGCTGGTTGTTGCCGTCGTCGTTCGTGTGGACGTTGCCGAACGGTCAACGGATCGAACTGCCAGTGGACGACGTCGTCTACTTCGGCGGCTATGACCCGTTGGATCCGTTGTCTGGACTCTCGCCGCTCGAAACCTTGCGGCAGCTACTGGCCGAAGACATCGCGGCCAACAGTTTCCGACAGGCGTACTGGACGAATTCGGCGCGGCTGGAAGGTGTGATCACACGACCGGCGGCCGCCCCGAAGTGGACGCCCGCGCAAAAGCAGGCATGGCGTGAACAGTGGGCGACCCGCTTCGCTGGTCATCCAGGACAGATCCCCGTACTTGAAGACGGCATGTCGTTCACCGCGACGTCGTACTCTGCCCGCGAATCAGAATTCAGTGCCATCCGAAAACTGACGCGGGAAGAAGTCGCGGCGGCCTATCACGTGCCGCAGCCGATGGTCGGCATCCTGGACCACGCCACATACAGCAACATCAAGGAACAGCACAAACAGCTGTATCAAGACACGCTCGGCCCGTGGACGGTGTGGCTGCAGGAAGAACTTGAACGGCAGCTGCTGGTCGAGTGCAAGGACCAGGACGGTGTGTACCTGGAATTCAACATCGCGGAAAAACTCAAAGGTTCATTTGAAGAACAGGCCACGTCGTTGTTCACGTTGATCGGGCGACCGATTATGACGGCGAACGAAGGCCGGGGCCGTCTGAACCTGCCATCCATCAAAAATGATCCGTCGGCCGATGAACTCGCGCTGCCGATGAACACCAGCGGCGGGCCGTCGTCGACGGCCGAACCGACACCCGAACCGACGGCACTGGCCCCGCTGCCGACGACGCCGACGGATGGTGAAGCCACCGACGGCGTGCGGCTGGTCCTGCAGGCCACGGCCGAACGGGTGCAACGGCGACTGGCCAAGGTGCCCCCCGATCAACGCGCTGCCACCTTCTTCGTCGACTTCGACCGCTGGCAAGCCGAACTGATTGCCGACCTGACCCCGTTAGTCGGTGCCGACCGTGCCGCCACGATGGCGCTAGACGCGAACGTGTCGATGGCCGTGGCACTGGAAAAGGAACACGCTGATGTCTAGACAACACGCCATCGACCGTGTCCTAGCGATGGCCCTGGAACCGTGGGCCATCACCACGCCGATGCTCGGCATCGTCGCCGGTGTGCTGGCGCGTCGACTGGCCGGTCGGACCGATGCGGCCGTCGACACCACCTTCGTCACGCGGCCAGCGGCGGCACCACCGACCGGCACCGGCGTGGCCATCATTCCGATCCATGGCGTGATTGCGCCCCGGATGAATCTACTGTCCGACATCAGCGGGGGCGCGACGTTCGAAGAAGCGACACAGCAGTTGCGTGAAGCCGTGGCCACGCCGACGGTCGGCACCGTCATTCTGGATTGGGATTCCCCCGGTGGATCGGTGGCGGGGTGCACGGAATTCGCCCGCGAAATTTTGAAGGCCCGCACCATCAAGCCGGTGGTGTCGGTGGCGAATTTTCAGATGTGCTCGGCCGCGTACTGGACCGGGGCATGCGCCACCGAAGTCGTCGCCGCGCCGTCGGCCATGGTCGGATCGATTGGCGTGTACACGATCCATGAAGACTTGTCGAAGGCACTCGACATGTTGGGCGTGAAGGTCACCTACATCAGTGCGGGCAAATACAAAGTCGACGGGAACGAAACGATGCCGCTGTCGGATTCGGCCCGCACCCGCATCACCGCGATTGTCGATGCGATGTACGCCAAGTTCGTCGGTGATGTGGCGCTCGGTCGTGGCAAGCCGGTGGACGCCATCATCAACGGCTACGGGCAGGGGGCCGTCGTGACGGCCGACGAAGCCATGGCACTCGGCATGGTCGACCGCATCGCCACCCTGGACGACACCGTCGCACGGATTCAATCGTCGCCGCAGTCAACACTTCGTGCTTCTACCGCGCAACCACCGACCGTCGACACTCCGCAGGAACCGTTGCTGGTCACCGGACAGGATCGACGACACGGACTTGCCGCACTGGAAGCGGAAATGCTGCTGCTATCACTCTGAAGTCGGACAAAGGGGTGCGCGATGAACATCGCGCAGCTGGAACGGGATCTGGAATCGAAGGCGGCTGAAGCGCAGGCACTAGCGAAGAAGACCGTCGAACAGTGCAACGCCGAAAACAATCGGCCGATGACCGACGACGAACGCACGGCCATCAAAGCACTGGGCGACGAAGCACTGGCCATCAAGGCCAAGGTCGAACGCGCACGCACCGACGACGGCATGCTGGCCGAAATTGATCGGCTGACGATGGGACAGGCACGGTCGACGGCCATCGCATCACCGACGGCCGGGGACATGCGGCGGCTGTCGATGGGCCAGCAGTTCGTACAGTCGTCCGCGTACGACTTTTTCCGCAAGGGCATGCACCGGACGTCGTCGCTGTGGCGTTCCGATAGCGTCGAACTGCAGCGGAACTTCAACGCCACGACCCTGACGGAAGATCCGGCCAGCGGTGGCGGGCTGGTGATGCCGCAGTACCTGCCGGGGATCCTGCCGACGTTGTTCAAGCCGCTGACCGTGGCGGACCTGTTCGCGTCGGGCGTGACCACCACGAACGCCATCATCTACATGGTGGAAACGCTGTTTACCAACGCAGCGGCCCCCGTGGCGGAAGGCATCGCAAAACCGGAATCGGCCCTGACCTTCTCGCAGGTCACCGAAGCCGTGCGGAAGATTGCGACGTGGTTGCCGGTGTCGGAAGAAATGCTGGAAGACGTCGCGCAGATCGCGTCCTACATCGACGCACGGTTGTCGCTCGGCGTGAAGTTGGCCGAAGAAGATCAACTGCTGAACGGCAACGGCACCGCGCCGAATCTGAAGGGCATTCTGCAGCGGGCCGGACTCGCCGCTGCAATCCCCCGCGTGGATCCGGCGTCGAATGCTGACGTGATCTACCAACAGATGATGGCCATCTTCACGTCGTCGTTCATCATGCCCGACGGCATCGTGATGAATCCGACGAACTGGGCCACCACCGTGCTGTCGAAGACGACGACCGGCGAGTACATCGCAGGCGGCCCGTTCTCGGCCGTTCCCGCTGCCACGCTGTGGGGGCTGCCGGTGGCCGTCACGCCGTCGATGGCGGCAGGCACCGGACTGGTCGGTGCGTTCAAGCAGTGCGGGCAGGTCTTCCGCCACGGCGGCATCCGTGTCGAAGCATCGAACAGCCATCAGGACTTCTTCGTGAAGAACTTGGTGGCCATCCGTGCCGAAGAACGGCTGGCGCTGGCCGTCTATCGTCCTGGCGCGTTCGGCAAAGTCACCACGCTGAACTAGACCACACGACCGCTGATGTTCTCGACACCATCGTCGGGGACATCAGCGGTTCGCTTGCGCGTGACCTTTTGGAGTAACGAACCATGACGGACAGCACGGCGAACTACGACTATGTCGGTGGCCACGTCAGCCGGTCGACCGATGGGCAGGACCGCACGGCGCGGACGGCCCCGGATCCGCTTGAACCTGGATGGAGCAACGCCGATCCGCACGACGGCATTTCATCGGTGGAACCACCACCGGAAGAAATCGACATGACGGCACCGGGGTGGAGCAACGACGACGGCACAGCGGCGGCACCAGCGGCCACCTGTGCGACGGCGGGCTCCCCCGGCACCTGGACACCGGCCGGGGCCGCACCGTGCCCGCTGTTCCAGCAGATGGACACGATCACCGCATCACCGGCCACCGCATGGGGCACCGGTGAATACGTGGTCCTGGGTGACGGCAGCGAAGCGTACTTCGGTGGCGTGGCGTGGACGTCGGGGCGGGCCTGATGCAGCTGTTTGTCGGCATGCCGATGCTCGGCTGGCCGCGCCGATGTCCGGTCGACGATGCACCACACACGACGTGCACGTCGGCCGACTACGACGGCAGTCTGTATCCGGCCGGAACACTGGTCGTCGTGCAGGTCGTCCGGCCGTTGGTGCTCGACGTGATGGACGACGACCGACCGGCACCACCGGCCGTCGTCGATGCGGTGTCGGCACCGTTCACGACGGCCAGCTACCGGCGTCGGCCGCGACGGAAATAGATCCATGTCGTTCCTGACCTACTTCTTCACGTTTTCGAATGCGACGGTGGAACCACCGACGTCGAATCAGATTCGCTTCGACGCCGACATTGCGAACGGGACATCGAAGCTGTGGGTGCGCAATCTCACGAACGACAGCATCGACGTGTGGCGCGTGCTGATGGCCATGCCGGTCGGCACGATGCTGTACGTGCAGGACAAAAACGATCACACGCAGATCACGCAGTTCCTGCAGACCGGTGCCCCCGTCGACAAGGTGACCTATGTGGAACTGCCGGTGGAGTGGGTCCACGATTCCGCACCGCTATCGAACAATCAGCAGGTGATGCTGCTGTCTGTCGTGCCGGATGCAGCGGCCCCCGGTCCGCCCGACGGTGGTGGCCCGCCCCCGTTCACGGCCTTCACGACGGCCCCGTGGCAGCAACCGCAGTCGGTGTCGTCGGTCCTGGTCAGCGGACCGGTGGACGAACCGTTGACACTGGCCGAAGGCAAGCTGCGGGCCGGACTCGACTGGTCTGCCGGGGATCCGCGTGATGACCTGATGAACAGCTGGATCAAGGCCGCACGCAGTCAGGTGGAACAGGACACCGGACTGGCCCTGCTGACACAGATCCGCGACGTCACCTTTGCCGACGACAGCAGTGCCCTGTACTTGCCGTTGCCGGTGCAGGCGTGGCCGGTGCAGTCGATGATCACGCCCGACGGTCGGATTGTCAGTGCGGCCATGTTCCGGAAGAACAGCACGCGACGGGCCGTGCAGTGGTCGACGCCGACGTCCATGTCCGGCACGTGGCGGATCGTGTCCGGTTGGCCGACCGTCGATGATCTGAAAGCGCAAGCGCCGCTGCTGGTGCAGGCCGTCGGCTTGCTCACCGCGCACTACGCCACGTTCGGCCGCGACACCGTCTCCGATGCCCGCCACCTGGAAGCGATCCCCTACGGCTACGACGCCTGCATCGCGCCGTATCAGATGGTGTGGATTCCCTGATGACCATCGGCATGGCGACACGGATCGGGGATCGTCTTCGGCGCGTGCAGCTGGACGCACCGGGGCCACCGGTGCCCGACGGCGACGGCGGCTTCACCGAAGGCTTCGGCCCCCTGGACCCGTCGCACGTGTTCGCCAAGATCGAACCGGCCACGGCCACCAGTCTGGAACGGTTGACGGCGGGCACCGTCACCGCGCAAGCCACGCACGTCATCACGCTGCCGTTTCATCCGGGGATCACGACGCAGACCCGCGTGCAGTGGGACGACGACACGATGCGCCACCACTCGGCCAACGTGACCAGCGTGGTGAACGTCGACGAACGGTGCCACACCTTGATCCTGGCCGCCACGGAACAGGTGATGTGAATGGCCAGCCTGACCTGGACCGGCCTGTCGGAATTGAAGGCGGAACTGCGTGCCCTGCCGGAACGATTGAAGGTGGAAGCCACGCACATCGTCGACGCCGCTGCGAATCGGGCGGAAGCCGACATGAAGGCCGGATACGGGGCGCACGTCCACTCCGGAAATTTACTGGACCACGTCCAGCAGGTCGTCACCGACGACAGTCCGTACGGCTACGCCATCCAGGTGAAGAACACGTCGCCGCATGCGTGGCTGTTCGAATTCGGATCGCAGGCGCGGCATCGCAACCTGAAGACCTGGAAGCCGATGCCTGCACAGCACGTCTTCATTCCGGCGATGGATGCGAACCGTCGATGGATGTGGGACGAACTGCGGGCACTGTTGCTGCGGCAGGGCATGGGGGTCACCGGTGACTATCGCTGATTCATCGGACCTGGATTCCGCCGTGCTGAACCTGCTGACCGGTGATGCCACGCTGGCCGGTCTGCTGAAGGACGGCATCTACTTCGACATCGCACCGGCGAACGCGCAGCAGTTCGGCATCCTGTCGATCATCGAAGAAGTCGACGAAGAAGACTTCGACGGCCGCGTGTTCGAAGACGTCCTGTACTTGATCAAGGTCGTGGAACTGTCGACCGTGCCGGTGAAGAACATCAAACCGGCAGCGGCCCGCATCGACGCGCTACTACATCGGGCGAACTTCACCGCGCCCGGATTCGGATCGGTGACCGCCGTCCGCGAACAACGCATCAGACAAACGGAAGTCGACGACGTCGATAAGTCGATCCGGTGGTTGCACCGGGGCGGCCAGTATCGATTAATGGCCACGCTCACCACGTCGGCCGGAAGGACAGGAGTAGGAACACCATGATCAAAACAGGTCGCTACGGCGAAGTGCGATGGGATCCGACGGGCATTGCTGTGTCCCCGCTGCCGGTGGTCATTTCGATGAACGGCTGGAAGCTGTCGCTGAAGACAGATTACGAAGACGTAACTTGCTTTCAGGACATCAACAAGGTGTACGTGCCGGGAATGAAGGACGTGTCGGGCACGCTCGGCGGATTCTGGAATTCCGACAGCGTCGTGATCTTCGAAGGGGCCGACGCCACCGCCCCCGGCATGCTGGAACTGGTCCCCAACACCACGGAACCGACGTTCCTGTGGAAAGGGCTGGCGTACCTGGACGCTGACATCGACTGCACCGTGAAAGGTGCCCCGAAGGTGTCGTCGACGTTCAAAGGGGCCGGACCCTGGACGCAGGAACCGACCACGCCGTAGACCGTCGGCATGATCCAGAACCTACGACTGCGCGGCACCACCGGCAGCATCACGTACGGCTATCAGGAAGCGGCATCACTGCGTAGCTGGACCATCGTGCGGCACCAGCCTGATAGCAAACACGACGGATCGTGGCAGCTGCTGGCCGTCTTCGAACGGGTGAACCGGTTCTGTCTGCGGCAGCGGCCGCTGCTGTTCTCGGCCAAGCGGGAAGGGCTAAAAGGGCTGTGGTGCTGGCCGCTGGACTCGGCATCCATCCAGGTCGGTGAAACATCGATGATTGCGAAACTCGGTCCACCCGAACGCTGAAAGGAACATCGGAATTTATGTCGATCCGTTTCGTCCGACCGGAAACCGCCGTCCTGCCGCTGTCCGGTGGGGATTCGTTGATCGTCCGGAAGCGGTTGACGGCGGGGGAATCACGCAAACAATTCGCCCGCGCCTATCAGGAAAACGCCGACGGCCGACTGCGCGTGAACTTGATCGAAACCGGCATGGCGTTGATCACGGCCTACTTGATCGACTGGACGCAACACGACGATCCGGACGCGACGATCCGGGGGCTGTCGGTCGACGAACTGACCGACGTGCTGAACCAGCTAGATCCGGCGTCCTTCACCGAAATCAAGGACGCCATCGAAAAACACGAACTGGCCATGTTGGCGGAACGGGA